GTGGTGTGGCTCCCCCGGCTGGATCCCGGTGTGTTTTAACGGTGCCACTGGCCACCGGAGCATTTTTACAACCTGCTCATGTTGCTGCGCTGGCACGCCCCACAGGGTTTTCACTTACCCCCTTGAGACCTATGCACGGTGCCAGCTCCGTCAGCTAATTGCCGAAAGCCGGATGGAGCGCCTATCCATCTAGCCAGCTCCCCTCGATAGGGGATTGAAAATCATCCACACGCTGAAGTGGACAACCGGGGCTGCGCTACCCCGCCGAACTATCGGCTTTACGGAGGGTCCCATTTCAGTGCCCGTTCTAGACGGACTCCCTTCGGTGACCCCACATAAATGAGGACTCTCTCACTAGCACTTTTGCTGCCGATATTCGGTACCCATGGTTGTAAGACGCCCTTTCCGGGTGGTCCGGGCGAATAGCATTTGAATCATAACCCAAGTTGCCAGGCCTGGGAAGTTCGAGCACTTTATAACCGAATAGTTAAAAGTCCCCGCCGGCTCCACATCCGGTAGCGGAAACTTTTCTGTTCGTAAGATTTCTTAAAACTTATGTGGTAACTCATCTCAACCCATAAGGTTGAGCAGCTTTTTCACCATCATGGTTATCAAGCTGCGGAGACGCCTTACGATACGCCCCGTGAAAGATGTATTCCCGCTTTGTTGGCCGAAGTTTCGTCTCCATAGTATGGTAAGCCTGTCAAATAGCCGCCCTACGTACGTTGCCTCCAACCACTTCGTCGCGGAGTAAACCCTTTTCTCGTTGTCATTGCTTCCTAGTGTTTCGACTATCTTGTCAATCAGTTCGTGTTCCTCCGGAGTGAGTCTTTCTTATTCAAGCTCCAGAATTTCCGCTGTACATTTCAGATCCTTGTACAGGTTTTCACGCTCGAACTGTTGAACTGCGAGTTTATAGCCTCTCTTCTGTTGTTTTATCTGGGCACCGCTGGTTATTTTCATGCCCATCTACCTGTTCTAAAACGACATTTAGACTTTTCTAACTTTTTAATATAGTTCAGTACCTGGTTTCAAGGTATTTAAAACTTCTAAGTAGAGAATCGAAATCGCTTACGCACGACCGGCCCAATAGCTCTCGCTACCGCCGGAAGTGCTGACAAAAATCGTTGTAAATAATTTGACTAGCATTCTTGAAGATTCATCCGGTCCTAAATGGTTGAGTGATATATTTTTTGAGTACACGCTCGTGAACTAGTCACTTACGTTCGCAACACAATCTGAACACAATACTTTTAGTGGCTTCATCTTCAAACACCACCAGCGGGCGGAGAAATATGAGTTCGTTGATGACACACGGTTCATCATCGCCTTATACCTTTCCATGTCGGCCTGGGGCATCCAGGGATCTGAGTCGTCTCCCCCCACTACTATCACAAATCTGGTTATCTTTAGCTACCTTATTATCATCCAGACCCTTAGAGTCATTCGTAATGTGTTACCAAAGGTAGTGCGTGATGGGTGACCAGAAAAAGTTAAGCCAATCAGAAGGAGAGTAAGTATGACCACCCCGGCCACCTTAAACTCCATCGTACAGTGCAGCTGAGAAGCCACAAAAACGGCCCAATTCAGCTCATCTGACTAGTGTGGAAAGTATTGAAGTAATATTGAGAGAACATGCTGCATGACTATCATATCCAGAACCAAGAAAAACCAAATCTGATTGGAGTCAAAAGCCGCACCGTCCCCGGGCAAGCCAACCCATGTCTCACCGGGTAATTTCTGCATAGCGATCTTCTCCCTCTGTTCGGCTAATACGTATTCTGTCTTGTCGGAGGATGCGAAAACCAAGTGTGGGCACCTCTTGTACACCTAGTTCATCCAATCTAGGAATTAACCGTTTACGACTACGAAGAAGAACATCATACCGCTCGCAATGGCTGTGATAATCCTGGCCCTCCCGAGTAGCCAATCATACGCCAAAGCTATATAGTACTCACACATTTTAATCTTGCCGGTAAACGGTTTGTCGTTACGCCACCCTCTATTTTCTAAGTCGGATTTATACAAGTTTCTCTTGTCCTTACTCTCAATCAGTTCCCACGGGTCGAACGTTGGGAACCATCCGTCCGAGTAGAACATTAAAAAGGCGACAAAATCCAAAATCATTTGATATATGTAAATTTGTGTGTCTGCGTTGACGAATTATGTGTTTGCAAAGAACCTTCCTGCCAGAGCCGTGTTCACTTCTGCCTCAGTCGTTGTGAAGCCGTCCATTGTGTACTCGGTGTTGTTTGTGTTAATCATTTTGGGATCTAAGTGTCCCACGGTCGTATTATCTTCTTCTTTCTGCCTAATATAGCCATGGTCGTTGTATGTAGCTTCTACAATTGCATTTGACATAAGAATGACTTTCTTCCTACTACCTTTCCTAGCCTTAATTGGTACCCCATTGACACTAGGCTGTCTATTCTTTGGATAAGCAATGGCCGGCGTGTCTTTCTCCAAGGGTTGGAAGATGCCGACATCCTCACCCTCGTATTATAGAGTACCTTCGTCGGTTGGAGTTTATTTCATGACGTTAACGTGACAGCCTTCCACCATCTCGTTTTTGGTGAAATCGAAAGTCACGCCTATATCTGGCCTTATCGGAGATGTTCTGTGGTAAGCGTCGTGCTCCTCGGTCGCTGTCTGCGTCATACTCTTGTATACGTATCCCCATTTCTAAATCATCGGTTCGAAGGCCTAGTGATATGTGATGTAACCAAGTGCCGCTGTCGCCAAAATACCGCATAACCAGCTCGGAGTTGTGAGGAAGAGTATAATACTATTAACCGCCCCGAGTACGAAGATAATGATGGCGTGTACATAGAACAAAAGCGATACAAACCAGTGGCTCGAATGTATGGCTGCCTGTATGGAATGGTATAGAGGTTTCAGTAGTTATGTCATTTTGTCTACTATCTTTATCTCGTTGACGGTGGCTGTACTAATGATGAACAAATACATGTCTGCTAGTACGTCTATACTAAAATCGACGAGAGTATAGATGATAGAAAATAAAAAGTAAAGTATAAGTATCAACATGACTTAGTTAAAATAAAACCTCCACGGCTGAGTAAAACCGTCGGGCGTCTCTTTTGACATGGGTATCTAGTGGTCCTAATACATCCAGGCTTTCCCAAAGATCTTTCTTGCAGTTGGTGAGTAGAAAGGGTTTTATGTTGAGATCGTGTTGTTTTAAAAATGTATCAAATCTATCTACTCTACTGGCTTCGGGGCTAGCTCGGTTGTAGTCTGCTTCAGATAAGAAGTCGTGTTAATATCGTAGACCACGGCGTGCAAAGAATATATCGCCCTTAGTTCCGTGAGGCCGGGCGGTTCAGTGTCGAACGCTCCGTTAAATTTCAAGCCCGGGATCGAGTCTAGCTACTCTTTAGTGAAAAAATCGTCGCTCTAGTCCTCCATAGGGTTGATTAATCCTGTCGGGAAGTCTTCTTGTCTTATGTTGTTTTCCATCAAATTGTTCATCCAGATAGTGCGTTCTGACTCCCAAGCTTTCTTGAGATACTTATCAACGCCGACGATCAGCACGGGCTTCTCCAAATTCTTTATCACCGGCGGAAATTTCGAGACGATGTCTGCCGGCCATGACTAGCGGGTGTTGGTGTTCGATTTTCTAGTCTCTGTTGTTACGAATTCCTTGTTCGCTAAGCCGACGACTGCGTGCCGTTTTAATTCGCCAGGGAGTAATAGACGCCTCTTCGACTCAATGGCACCTGTCCTCGGTATCCACTCATTGAGCATGATTACGCCTACTTGAACCTCAATTTTGCCGATCATGCAGTAGTGTACAAAGCACTGCACCTAGGTAAAGTCCATCTTTCCCTTATCGTTCCATATTGTACGGTTGCTGTTAAAGTATTAAGCGTTCTGCATCTAAATCTCGCCGTTGTCTTCCGCCCTGAATGTATAGTAATCCTTCTCACAAATGAACTCCCCCACCCCGGCCACGACGTGCTTCCCAAGCTCCGGCCTGGATCCGAACGCCATCATCAGATGCAAACCCGCCTTTGGCGCCTCCTGATAGTATATAACGTCGAAGTGAATAGCTATCGTTTCTCCTGGGTTTTGCATTGGTTGTATTTCTAAGCCCCTATCCCTTAGAGTGTCCATTCTACAGTGTCTACCCAGTCTCTAGTCCCTGCACGCTAAGGAGCTAAGTTCGTCTGGTATATCTTTCAGGACTTCGCCTTCCACCTTGCCCATTGATATAAACGAGAATTCTTTTTTCTGCGCGATGACTTATTGCATTGCCTGTATGACCATGAACCTCTTTACTATAAATGGCCATAAATGGTCAATCTGGGCCTACGGATCTGCCACCAAAGTCATTGTCTTAGAGCATAGAAAGTAGTTCATTGTTTTTAACTGTTGGTCAGTTAGTTGAGAGGAAAGTGCCGTAATCCCTTTTGCTTTTATCACTTACTGTAGGGACCATGGTTTGCCTCTTCCTGTAGGGCGAATCCAGTTGAACGTAGCTCGGCCGCTGGCCGGATGCTACGGTGATTCGAGCATTATTCGTTCCAGACCCTTCTCCAGCACAGGTACATCGCAGACAATTGAGGAGTGCTAGGTATCGTTGATAGGACATTATGTTATTATCAGCGTTTGGATTACGTTTAGGGATCCGGCGGTGTGCCATATTAGTGAGCCTTTGGGTTGAGTTTTTAGTTGCGTAAGGCATTCGCGTATCTCGGCCTCCTGGTCCGCCTTAAGCACTTTCACTACCGGTTTTCTTACATCCCCATTCGTGTATACTACAGCGTCCGCCATTGCCCTAAGGACCAATATGACATCAAAGAGCGTGGTGCGTATAAGTGCCCTCCTGAAGAAGTCTAAGAGAAGGTCTGCGGTTATCACAGGGAACTTCGAGTCGCGGTAGGTTAAAGTTGTAAACAACCCTGATGGACTTGTTTCTTAGTGCCTTAGCTAATCGATGAAGATCTGAAGTCGTGTCTTATCAGCTTTTGGTAAGCCGTCGCTCAGGGTCATAAATGCCTGCAAAACCATTGCCTCGCATGATGGGCTCTGTAGTGCACTTATAAAGTACATCACCATTTAAGGACTTGTTATCAGGTCGTTGAATAGGCCAAAGCATGCCGCGCTGGGAGATAGGTTTAACGTGTATGTGGTTATCTTCTTACCGGTGCCTGTCGGAAAGACGACCGGGTATGGTACCATGCCTCCTGTTAGCTACGCGATAAGTATGGTAACTATACCCGTCCTGTGTAAGCCCTGCCGGCACCAGTAGTTCTTGCCCTCCAGAATTATATGGCTGGCTATTGTTACCCACATCTAGAACCATGCGGTCATCATCATCCTTTACACCTTGGACTGTTTGAGAATTGGAGACTGGCTATCGAGACTCGCCTGCATCAGATAGAACATCGTCGTCAAAAATTTGAAAGTGTTTGATTGCAGGTTGCCCTTTATCACGTCTTCCCATCTTAGCGGCGTAAACTGCTCGCCAGGCTTCAAATAACTCCTCAGTATGCGTCTGCCCGTCTCTATTTCACCCCAACCTGGCATCTCGTGCTTGAAGTTCGCTTCTCCCGGTCGCGCCTCTTCTGGGCCATAACTCCTGAATATAGTTGTGTAGAGGGTTTGTGCATACCTCTGGCCAGTGATATTATCTTTCCTCTAAACGTTGGGCTCTTCGTCTTCTCCCTCTCCGTATGAACTCGGTGTAGCTAGACCGTCGCTAAACACGTAAAAGGGGTCCACGAACGCCAGGGCGTCGGTAAAAACGTCTAGGTGTAGAATGAGCTGGTATTCTCCCTCGGCTTAATGTCCCTTGAATTAGTCAAGGGGGGCGGAGCCATATGGCAGCTTTTGCAAGTCATAAAACTTGTCCGGGCGCGTCTAGTCCCCGCACGGTGCGGCTGCTGATTTGGGTATCTGAGATATGAATCTGGGTATTAGGGGGATAGCCGCCCTTATGAACCTCGGTAATTTTTCGAAGTCAAAGGCGGGTGTTTTCAGCTGTGAGTATGAAAAGATGTTATCTGGATTCTGGTTGGTGAACAAGTGCCTGCCAGGTGAATAGCCCAACTGCAGGTTTTCTGGCGTTATATCGTTTACAACATCAATGCTCTGCTGATAAATGTCTGCGCCTGGCTCATGCTACGTGTAATCGTTCGCTATGGGTATTTATGGCTGGCCCATGTCCCCTCCTCCGCCACCCCCAGAGCCGCCACCGCCGCCGCCGCCACCGTTACCTCCGTTTGGTGGCCCACCCCCTCCATTTGGTTGTTGATTTGGTTGTTGTTGTGGTTGTTGTGGCTGTTGTGGTTGTTGTGGTTGTTGTGGTTGTTGCGGTTGTTGTGGTTGTTGTGGTTGTTGATTTGGGGGAATTTCCCCCCCGTTTTGCGGAGGGTTACTTACTGGTGTAACTGGGTCAACTACCGGCACGGTTGGTTCTATCTGCGGCTCTATTACTGGGCCGACTGGCTGCACCGGCTCCAATACCGGTGAAATTAACGGCTGCGTCGGTAGTACTGTGGGCTGAGTTGGTGTGACGACTGGTGGTACACAGTCCTAGAAACTCTCAAGATTAAGTGAATGTTCACTACCACTGAGGAACGAATTGTGCTCAAAAAGTCCCTGCGGTTACATACCCTCCACTTCGGGGGGGATGTCGCCACCAAAGACATCCGTTGACACGAACTGGTTCGTTGTTGTTGACACGCCTCCTTGTTGCTCCAATGGTCCTATGAGGCTTGTAGTAATAGGACTATCGGGTGTAATCACAGGATGCGATGCTACTTATTGTGCTGTGATTATCATTTCTTGCTCTTCTATCGTTGTTTGTTGTAATTGTATAGTTTGTTGGAGTTTAACATTCCTATCCAATTCTCTCTTTGAGAGATTCTTGTCCTTCCAGGCCTGCAAAAGGCTCGTACGTAATGAATCCTGATATCTTTTGAAATCCCCGACGTTCTTCTCAACACTTGAAGAAACACCCTGCTCTTTCTACGCATCCCCTTTCGGAGTAATTTTAGAGCGCGCTGTGTTTTCTTCAGGTGCTGATCTGCAGTCCGGAATTACCTGATCGGTGTTATCACGGATTATTATCTCATTTCTCGAACAGGAAGTTTTTAGAAGCGGCGCGAAGTTCACGCTTGGATAGTTCGATTCCAAACTGGTCCTTATTTGTGAGACCGTGTGATGCGTAACATAGCTTACCATCTGGATGTCTGTGCTATTACCGTTGTTGTTTGTCTACGTGCTCATCATCCACTCAGAAACGCGGCCTCTGATGCGGAGGATAGAGTTCTGGATGTAGTGAATAACCCGGTAGCCGCAGGTGATGCCATCATTCTGTGGCTGTTCAGCTAAAGCTACGTTCGTAATGACCCAATTCTTGGTGTGAGGGAACAACCTCCTCACTGCTTTTAGTAGGTCGCTATTTGGCTCGGATATATTGGAGATCGAATCAAAATAGAATAGCTGCTTCTTATGTCTGTGAATTATAAGTAAAGTCCAGTGCGTATTGACCGAAAAAGGTATGTAGATCTAATCGTCACTGCTCTACTCCACTGCTGGGAAGTCATCGATGCTCTCTGTTGGAAAACCCAGCATGTATGATGTGTATGCGGGAGGTACGAACCCCATTCTTGCGTACACTTGCTCCTAGGAGTTTCTGCCCCTAAGTAGGTGAGGTATCTAGTACGCCATTAGGTCATCCTCCACAGCGGTCCTGGAGTTCGCCTCGTTATACATTTTTAATAAAGAAGTTTGTGATATTATGGGTAACGGGAAGCGCATTTCCGCGTTACTTAATGGTAAAGAATTGTTAGAATTGTTTACTGTTATTTTTTCCACACTAT